TTATCAACAGACGTTTCAAATGCAAACGTTTCTACAACAAATGAAGTAAGACCAGTACGAATAATTTTACGAGGTCCTATAGTTTGATGGCAAATAAACATTATATCCCCTTGTTGTGCAAAGGTATATTCTTCTAAATAAGGTGCTGAAGTTGTATTAACCAACCATGTTTGAGAGGTTATAGTTTGTATTTTAGAAACTGTTGCATCACTAGGACTTATTTGAAATATGTCTATCTGTGTATTACTAAATGCTATTATATACTGTTCATCATCTGAAAATATAAATGGTTCTATTCTTAACGTCTGTCTTAATCCTGATGAATAAGCAGGAGAAGATGCAAAGTTATGCCAACGTTTTGTTCCCGGTCTTTTAACAACTCCACCCTCACCTCTAATAAAAAAGTTTCTTACCTTTTCTGCAGAGTTTGTATATATCGGAGAGTCAGTTCTCGAGGTTAATGCAGGACTTATTTCTCCAAACTGAAAACTATTTTGTGGAATTCTTATCCTTGCCATTAGCTACGCCTATTAGTTGCAAACCTCGTTGTTGAAAGAGACCTAGTTGTTTGCTGTTGGCTATCAAGATTTCTTGCTTTAGCCATTAGACGATCAGCTTTACCATCCATTAACAAAGCTAAACTATCATCTCTAGCTATAGCTGTAGCAAAAACTCCTGCTAGTGAGTATTGAACAGCTAATGAAAAGTAAGATGGGAAGTCTATTTCGGATGCTCTAAATGTATAATCAGCTACTAATACATCACTTGTACTTGCATCAGAAAAAATTTTATCAGCGTAAACTGTGTATCCTAAAATATTATCATTAACTGTAACTGTGTGTAACATTAAAAGATCACTTGGTAATTGATGAGCAATAGCAAACCTGCCCGTTGGTGTCTCTGTTAATTGATTTAATGTTGCTTGCTCTGTAGCAAATCGCCACCGGGCAATACATAAAGATGACCTAACGACATCCTCATACATGTTGGATGCCACCAATGCTTCAGTTGAATTACTATCAAAAGAAGTAATTGGCTCTGCACCAATAAGCACTAAGGCTCTTGACGCAATATCCAACGCTGAATTAGATGCCGTTGAAGTCATATAATTTTAGTCGCTATCTGTTTCAGCTATTGCTGTACCATCAGATACATCAACGGCAGTACCGTTATTACTTAACACAGTGACAAAACTTGTTGTTGGTGCATTACTATCCACCACAAGAATAACGTCACGAACGTTCAGCATATTTGCTGCCCCATTAAAATAGTTTGCACTATTAACAGTCGCAATAGCATCAACGGTTTGATAACCCCAGAGGTTGAATCCACTTCCCCCGGCTAATCTTATTAGTCCACTTGCTCCATAAGCCATATTAAGACCTCCTATCCGTTGTTATCAAGAAGTTCATAGATACCGTTATCGTCTATAACGACAGAACCCATGGACATCATTGATGTTGCTAAATGTGAAACTCTTTCTGGAACGTAGTTCAACTCAGTTGTTACGTTTGCTCCAATTCCAAGACCGATTGCACTTGTATGATAAGCCATATTCTTACCTGCAGTTACAGCAGATGTTGAGAATATATTAAATCCCAAGAAGTTTTTCATAGTCATACCACCTGCATATGGTAGGTTTTGATCCCCAACATAATCTGATGATGCAAATTCATTTATTAAAAATAAATCAGCAAAACCTTTAGGATGCATAGCAATATAACGTTGTCCATCTTCCGGAACGTTTGCACTACCAAATGTTTCAAAGGCAGAAAGTAAATCTGCTTTTTCTACAGCACTACTCGCATCATGTAATTGAGTTGAGTTTGCACCTGCATCCATTGCAGTTATAAGTATTTCATCAGTCTTACGACCTAATGCTGAAGCTGAACTTGTTGCAATAGCTTGACGTTCATCAATGTTTGTCTTGAGTTCGTCTAACTTGTCAATGTATTCAGAAGCATAAAAGTCTTGAAGAGTTGCTTCGACTGTGGTGTGTGCCAATTCCATTGGAGTGACCATACCATTTCTTGATTTAGTTGAAGCAGAACCGACACCGATTTTCTGAAAGCGTACCACGCTTCCTGCAACATTACTTACGTTACGAACAGTGTTCATTAATTTTGAACCCATTCTCTGATACGCAAGATGTACCTCGCTCTCGAACTGCTTAATGAAAGCCGTGTCTATTGTATTAGCCATCATTAATCCTTTCCCTGCTAAAGCAGATTAGTTGTTTAAGTTGCTATCAGTTATCCATCACTTGCTTCGACTTGTTATCCGTAAGGGCAATCAGCTAATTCCGGGCTGTTTATCCTCATACATATTCACATATTCAGTTTCTTGACAACGCACAAATCGTAATACGTCATACCCATTTTGTTTAATTACTTTAGGCATAATCATAAAACCAAGATAACCCAACCATGTAAGGGTTTTGTAATGCTCTACGGGGCAAACATTTTGTAATAGAAAGTATTTATCTTGAAAGTATTCAACGATTGCAGGAGAAAATTTAAGAAATGTTTTAGGATATTTGTCTACTATATCATTACAAAGCATCCATATAGACCCAACAAGTTCATGTTCTGGTATAACGCCAAACATCATAACTGGGTTGTTATCTATTAATGCTGTGTATGTTTCATGTTGGTCGGAACCAAAAGGAGACATCAATGCACGCCAAGGCGTAACGCCTGCTATCATACATTCTCTTGCATCAGTAGGTCTTAGTTGATGTTGTAATGTTTCTGCGTGAATAGGTTTAGCTTTAACAATGTAAGCATCTCCGTACTTACCTACCCCCGTGAAGTCGTTTCCAATCATTATTTACCTCTTGAATAAATGCATTATCACGTTTTCCTTGTTGCCAATAACGAGGGTCTTTCATCTTGGACTCAACATCTAACTGAGTTATTTGACCTGCAACTTGTGCTGTAGGATTTGGTGTAATAGATTTAGTTTGTTCTATTACATATTCTAAAGCTTTTATTCCCGCAGAAGATGAACCTAATTCTGAAACAGCTTCTTGCATTGCAGGATCAGGAAAGAATTTATTCATCCATAGTTGCACCGCTTCAACTCTTGCTGATGCATTGTCACCTAACTCTTTACTTACAGCTTCAAGATCAGGTTGTGTTCCTTGAACCGCTTCTGCATATTTTGCTATACCCTCTGCAAATTCATCTTGGCTTAATCCATTTTCCCAAGAATAATTAGACCACCAACTAAGCAATTCATTATCAACTGCTTCTGCTTCATCTAATGTTTCTGGTAATATATAATCGCCCACAGCATCAGGTCGTTCAGCAAACGCTTCTGTTTCCATCTCTGTCATAAGCTTAGTGCGTAGTTCTTCTTCGCCTTTACCTAACTTACCCTCAAGTTCACTATAGGCTTTTGCCATATCAGCAGGGTCATTAAACTTTGGGGGCAACCATTCTGGTCTTGCGATTTCAGTAGGTGCAGTTTCTATTGTTGGAGTTTCGGTTGGTGTTTCACTTGGCGTTTTTAGTAATGTTTCTTCCATGGTTTATCCTCTCTGCATGTTGAACACGTTTGGCTATTAAAGCCACTAAATACCTTTGACCCTCAAGATGCCTTAACTCTTCATTAGTTATATTTGCACCTGATATAGCTTCAATGGTAATTGATTTAAGATACTGCAACGTAGCCAGTCCACTCGGAGTATTGAATGTACTGGCTAGGTCGAGGGAGATTTTATGATCTTGTTCTTGGGAACGAGGATAGCCGTCAACCCCTAAGTGCTTGGACATTTTCAACTGTTCCTTGTTGTTGCATCTGTTGAGCCATCTCAACCATCTGTTGTCTTTCGCCAATATCTCTAATGAGGTGGTCTGGCACACCAAATTTTTTGGCTAGATAGATGGCAGTTTCCTCGGAGGACACAAGGAGATTAATGACCTCAGGACCGAAACGACCTGCAACCATCTCTAAAAATCTATCTAGAGACACAATATCTTGATTTGATTGTGCTTGTGCCAGAGGGGAAACACTTTTTATCTTTACTTCTCTTCCATTAACAGTAGGTATTTCTATTCTACCCTGCTTGCTTAAAAGATAAACCACACGTTGAAGTACCGGTTGAACCATCTCAGCTTGCAGTCTGCCAAATGCAGAACCAATCTTACGAGATAAATCAGCCATACGTTCCGCTACTTCTGTAGCTGATGCAGGTGTTTTATTAGGATCGCCAAGCATATCAT